ATCATCGGCAGCATTGTAGTTTAAAAATGAACTACCAGATGTTAGAATGTGACTTGTATAAAATGGTTCACGAACATAGACATCTTTGTTAAATGTGTCAGATCCGGAACTCAGACGCAATATCAACGAATTTGGTCCTTGAAGATTTATGCTCCCAGTCGTGTAAGTGTCACCCGCATCAATTTCAATATTTTGTGGAGGGAAACCCAATACCTGGTGTGGTGTGGTGTAATCACCTGTTGCAGCATTCGAAAGTGTGTCCTCTAATCCATTTTTAATTCGAGCATTCGTACCATTTCCAAATTCAAAAATATTCGAATCCGGACTAGCATCATTTTGGAAAGTCAACGCGTGCAAGTTGGAATCGTATTCAACGACAAAACTAAAGTTACCGTCACTTGTATTTATGGCTGTTCTGACATCATATGCGAGTAAATCACCGTCTGTATAAGACTTGTTCGGCAAAACTATATCAATATTGTCAATACTAAAAGTATTATTTCTTTCATGAATTAAAGTTTGACTCAAAGGAATTCTCGCGGATATCAAACTAATTTTCCTGATGTCATAGATTCGATTCTTCAAATCAATGACGTAATCCGATGGGTCCGAATATTGTGCGTAGTCGCGTTCACTACTATCGATTTCTAAGGTATGGACCTCCATTAAAATTTGCGTATAAAATTTTAATGAGTGTTTTTATTTAGTTAATTGTGTTATGAAAAGGATTTTGTGCTAATTGGTTCTTGGCCAAATCTAATCTATTACCCGTGACATGCGGGTTGAGGTGTCCCTTGTACGGGTTGAGTTCGTGGTAATCATTTTGCTTGTAATGCTGCATCCATCCACCGTTTGGAGCATTGATACGGCCATCGACACGAGACTTGTCGTGACGGATGGTCGTCAAAACACCATGTTGATTCATCGGCTTTTCGCGGACATTCATACGGCCTGGGTTACCCATACGGTTCGGCTTAGCACGACGCTCGACCGGACGCATACCGTAAGCCACGTACTGATCAATACCGTAACCACTGGCATCTGGACCTTCACTGTTCATCATAGCCGCAGGTGCATTCACGTAGCCACCATAGAAGTTCGCAATACCCGGAGACGGGTTGTTCACGTGCATAAACTGAGCATCATTGACATCCATCTTGTTACGGGTCGGTGCTTGAGGCATCGTTTGTCCGGGAACGAAACGCTTACCCGGTGTGCGGTCAAGGCCATCTGTGCGAAGACCAGTTTCCGAGCGATTCGTAGTTCGCATAGTCTTTTGGTGAGAAGCACGCGGTGTCGAACCAGACATACCTTGGGCACGACCACCCGTCGGTGGACGACGTTCCGGAAGGTACGCCGTCTTTTCGGGCTTGTTGTAACTCACTTCACCAATTTCAGCACGACGACCACCACGAGTATCGACAGCCGGGCCAGTACGACCCGGGAGAGTAGTAAGACGGTACGCACCAGTGTTCACTGGGTTCACACGGAAGACTTGTTGATAACCACCAAATGATTCAACATCTGCACCAACACCAAGACCCGGACCAACCAACTTCTTCTCGACCGGGGACAAGTTATTCATGCGACCTTGATCATACAAACGCCCTCTCATCTCCAAAAGCTCCTGTCCACCCGTTCGGTTTTGCGGAGCAATAACAGCAAACGAGTCGACTTCAGTCTTTCTATCTCTGAAAGGGTCTGTGAATTCAATTTCTTCAAATTCAGTTTCAAAAAGTTCCGGTTGCTTCTCCTCAATTTTTTTAGGAGGTTGTTCTGGAACTTCACTGAGCTTCCGGCCGGCATATATGAGTCCGGCGACGGCCAACACTGACACGGGGTCTGCCATTCTTACTTCTTGTTAACATTTTTATTATTGCATGTATCGCTGGTTAAACATACTGTTCTGGATATGGGCACGGGTGCTCAACGGCTCGTAGGTTCGAGTGCGAAGTGGCACCTTGCATTCAACATTGTTCAACGGGAAGTAACCACTTTCGTGGGGCTTCACCAAAACCTTGCCAAAACGCGTCGTCGACTGAGGACGGAGTTGGTCACTCACTTCAATGTAACGAGCCGGTGAGCCATTGCCAGCCATGTACGGAGCCGTGCCGTAAATCATGGTAGACGGGCGGCAGCAGTGGTTGAGAGTACTCGGTTGCGGGTACACAAAAACTTCTTCTGTTGCCTTGACAGCCGGAACGGAATCATACTGCAAAAGGGTCAAACCGGGTTGCAACTGGTATGCCATTTATTATTACATAAGAATATTTATTCACCGGCACGAGCAGTACTTCTATGCATACCAGTTCTCTTATCACCACTTGGGTCAAGACCCGCAAAAGCTTCAAGTTGAACACCTCTCGCATCCGGGTTACAGAAAGTTGTGTCGGACTTGCACATCGGCTGGAACTTCTTACCGTAGCACCACTCTGCAAAACCAGTTTGATCACCGACGGCGGTTGTCACTGGGTTAGACACAAATTGTCTCGCCATAGCGTTGACTTGATACTGCGGCAAAGCCGTCCTGGAGCGACCCGGTGTGTACTTCATACGATTATTCAAGGTTGAATCGAGTTCGCGCTTGACGCTCGAATGGTAGCACGCCGACGGACGATCCGGGCGATCCGCAAAATCAGAAAGCAACATGTTACCCATAGGGTTATCCATAGTCGGCAACTGGCACGAAGATTCCGATTCTTCTTCGACACGAGTCGGGCGAGCTTCACCTTCCTTGACCATACCAGAATTATACATAACATAAAGAACACCTAAAACAGTCGAGGCCAGAACAAATATTCTGGGGTCCCGACGAATTAAATAAATAAAGCACGCGGCATAAATGATAAATCTCGACGCAGCGTTGACACGCTCGTCTCCCGACTGGGTATTAGTAGGCCAGAACTGCAAGACCTTGTCAGTACGAATGAGCTCTTGCGGGTCTTCAAACCAAACCTTCATTTATATAGTATGAGTTTATTTTTTCAACATGCTGCTAAACATACCCATCAAAGCCTTTTCGTCGATCTGACCGTCACCAGTCTGGATCTTATCGGCACAGTCCTTGGCAACATTTTCAATGATCGACAAGGTTTCTTGTGGGATAGCCGTAATCGTCGTACCGAGCATGTACAGCGTTTGCAAATATTGCCAGACAGCATTCTTCGTACCTTCAGACATCTTTTCATTCCAGTACTCTTCAATGTTCAAGTCTTGAAGAAACTCAATATTCTTAATATCTTCAGTGAAGAAGGTTTCATCCTTTTGAGAAATCTTGGTCGCAAACTTAGACACACCTGACATATAAGCTTCGACACACTTACGCGGGTTCGCCGACTTGAGCAAATCGAAAGAAGTCATAAACTTTTTGATTCCCTTTTCCTCTGGAAAAGTCTTGTGCAATTCCACAAGAAATTGACCCATCATATCGTTGAATGCAGTCACCGAAGCCATTTTACTGTATAGTACTAACATTAAATCTTTAAGTTAGAACGGCTCCGAGGAAATCGTTTCGCGTTGGCCTAAACCGTTGGCCACGATAAAATACACGAGAATCGCATTGAGAACAGCGGGTTTCACATAGCTACTATTGGGGAGCTTACCTTCATTGTTAAGTTTCGCCTTGGCGTGAATGTATCCAGCCGTGATACCGGCCGCGATGATACCGGCCCACATTGGGTCTCGGAGATAGTCTGACAGTTCCATTTAATTATAACCAAGTTTTTTTGTTCTCTCCTCGGATGCGTCACCGAAAAGAACATCGTCGTCTTCTTCTGGTGCTTCACCTGGGGGTGCTTGAACATTCTTGATGGTCTTAAACTCGTTGGCTAGGCTTGACATCGGAGGCACCGGATCCACTTCGGGGCTCGCTTCTGGTTCAAGTTCCGGACTCGCTTCTGGTTCAAGTTCAGGGCTCGCTTCCGGTTCAAGAGCCTCGGCTTCTGGTTCCGGTTCCGGTTCCGCAAATTCTTCGTCGTACACATCGGGATCTTCGGTATCGGTTTCCATGGCTTCGCCACCAATGTCAATGTTACGATCCGTTTGAGTCATATAAGTTTGAAGAATTTGTTGAACTGGAATCAATTCTTTGACGGTGGCTTCGATGCACTTGCAAAAACGTGCCTTCAATTGTTCATCGCGAATATGTTCAGATTGTTCTTCATGGAAGATGTAAGGATCTTTGTAGAGGTCCTTTGCGACATTGTTATAGCACGTCTGAATGAAAACTTCATTGGACGGGAGTTTCAAAGCAATCTTCTTGTTATCCGCATTCAATCGAACTGAAGACAAAATCTTAGTACACGCAACAAAAACTGCGGCCAAAAGATCGTTGAACCACGCACACCGAGATGCAATATTGTCTGTGTGCTTCTTGGACATTGCGTTACTCCAGTTTGGGACTTCCTTCAACAACTTTTGATACATGATCAAAACTTTACGACCCTTCGACATTGACGAAGCCTCTTCGTACATTTCAGCAAAAACCTCAATCATAGGTGGACACATAACCGTGCAAAGCTGCCCAATATATTCCTTCTTCGCTTCGACAAGTATGTCCATTTATCATTAAGTGAAATTTTTTTTAAAACAGGTGTCACGCACTATTTCCCCTGTATTTGTTTGCCATCTTCTTCAAATTTATGAACGATGGAAATTCTTCTTCTTCGACACGTGGATCAAATGTCTTTTCCTTCTGTGGAGAACTCCATGTGACATGAAGATCTATTTCGGATATTGAAGACACTTTGAATCCACCGAGTTCGAGTTGTCTCTTCAAGTAAATACACGCCTGAGACCTGTCGAATGTCGGATATCCAAAGACCACGGATGGGACACGTAGTAGAACATGCTTTCCACCCATTTCAACCGTGTATTTAATCTTTCGACAGAATTGTTCGTAAATTTTTTTGTACAATTCTTTCTTGATCTTTTTACGGTTACTTTCAATGTTTACTATATCCGACACATTGATCATTACAATTAGTTCAATTTATTTTTAGCCAATTTAAACTCAAGCGGTGTGACCTCAACTTTCTTCTTGACAAGTTCATACTTGAAGAATTCTTGGGCACTCACTTCTTCTTGTTCATACGGCTTTGTGTCACCTGGAAGTTCGACATCAATGGGTTGACGTGTAACCGCAATAATTTCAATACCAGGATCCACACGAATATCAACTGTGATGGTGAAACCAGATGCGAAACCCTTTCTAGACATTACCATGAACATACACCGGTAGAACACATCCTTCTTCATTGGATGTTCATACTTCTTGGCGGCGATAGTTTCAATAATGTAAGTTGGCTTTCTGTATTTTTCAGAAATGTATCTGTTTGTTTCGAGGACAATCTTGTTCATAAGATCGTGGCCGATTTCAGCCTTCTTTTCAACGTAGTCATCTGTTTTCAACATCTCTTCAACTTCAACTTCCCGCTGGGTTTTCTTCTGTCCCGGTAAAAAGAGGATGATGAGTGCGATCACCAGTGCGACCAGGATGTAGACGTTGTTCATTACTATTATATACGCGTTAATTTTTTTTGAGAAATAAATGAGTCAGTTATAGTAGATGTCTCTTCTGGTGTATAGCCCAAACTGTCCACACAGCCTGGATATTATCGAGTATGTCAAAAGTAACCCACAACTCAAGCAAGTAGTGAAGTTCCATAACATAAACACTCAGGGTATCCCGTATAATTACAGGTCAAGTATCACGCGTGTACCTACTATGTTGACAAAGAATGGAAAACTTTTGGTTGGTAACGAAATAAAAAACTGGCTAAACTCTTTACTTCCAAACAATGAACTGACTCATTATGAGTTTGGTGCATTTGGTGGATCAATGACATCACTTGATGGTAAAGATGATGACGGAAATGCTTTCAACTTGGACAATTACGGTGTGTCTCTACAACCTGCGATGACCAAGGACCTCGAAGCCAAGATAAATCGCAGTGTAAATGAAGCGTATAATAATATAAAGACATAAATCACTTAAAGTCTAGTTATGAGACTTGTTACTATACAGGCGTCAGCTATTAAGTCTGTTTTTGAAGTTCTTAAAGACATTCTCAATGATGTCAATATCTATTTCAAGCCCGATGGTATGTACATCACAACGCTTGATACAGCTCGAGTTGCACTCGTTGATGTTTTCTTGGCGGCTGATAACTTTGATGAATACGAATGTGAACATGAGATTTTGGCCGGTATCAACATTTCGAACACGTTCAAACTTTTGAAGACCATTACAAATAATGATGTTCTCACACTGAGTGTGATGTCCAAGGAATTTATGGATATTCACATCAAGAGTGAAGCCAAAAAGACAACGACAAACTTTCAACTTAAACTTCTGGATATCAATGAGAACAGAATTCAAGTTCCAGACATTAACATGACCACGGTCACGACCATGCAATCTGCAGACTTCCAGAGAATGTGTCGAGATATGTCAAACATTGGTGTCAACATTGAGATCATTCGTGAAAATAATTTGTTAACCATGAAATGTGTGGGTGATTTCGCAAATCAAGAGACCTCGATTGAATGTGTGGATGAAAGTCCGTACATTTCAGGATTGTATTCTCTTAGATACATGAACACGTTTACAAAAGCAACGAGTATGTGCTCGACTGTACAGTTAATGCAAGAACCTGATAGTAAGTTTTTGATATTAAAATATAACGTTGCTGATCTTGGTGAACTTAAATTTTATTTAGCCTCTAAGGTATCCGAAGACTAGTAATCACATCTTCGTATGTAGACACAGTCTTTGACATACCAATGGCATTCACCAATTTAATTTTAGGATACTCATTTTTAAGAGTTTCCTCTTCATAATATAACATATCTTTGATAGGTACGTTTTGCCCGTGAAAATCGTTCTTAGGACCCGAATACCGTCTGACCTTGTTTGTGATGTCTCGTACAGGTTCATTATTAACATCAAGCAGAGTTGCACTCACCAAAGGAATATTAAAACTGATTGTATTCTCAAATGTGACTGGCCACTTTGACTTGATATCATTAGTGATGAACTTGTATTGTTTGTTTCCATACCAATATTTAATACGAAGAGTAGTCTTTTTCACATTTTCTGGAATTTTTTCATCGTAGTACGGAATTTCTGTTACATTAACAAAGTAGTTATCAAGAATTTCACCCTTCCAATCCATAGACTCTTTGTGCCAAAATCCACCTTCGTCGACGACGTATTCAATCGAAGGATCAATAGAATATTCGAGTTCTCTAGATATAATCTTAAAGTCGGGTGCGTCAAATAACTTTCGGTAAATTGAATACACCCATATAATGAGATGGCTTAAAAGATTGCGAAGAGTATTCATTTATAGTAATGGAAGGTAACTTTTTAAGTAGATATAACAATAGACTAGAAAATTGGAAAACACTTATAGAAGAAGATCCGAAGTCTCGAAATCAATACGAATCTGATATGAGTGATTACATAATCCAGTGTATGCCTTACATGAACAAATATACGGAAGATACCGAAGAAGTTTCGACGACAGATAATATTTTCAATGTTGTCGAGACAAATGGTATTAAGCGTAAAGATATATTCACAGAATATCTCATAGAAGTCGAGAAACAGAATATACACAAACCTCAACAGAAGAAAAGAGAGGCGTGTAAAAATTGCGAAGATAGCAATATAATTTTCTTTAGTGAGACGAGTGAAGCAGTGTGTGATAGGTGTGGTCTAGTGGCAACAGTTCTTAATAATGAAGAACCGACATACAAAGAAGAGCAGGAATTTTTTGAAAAGATTGTCAACTATTCCTATAAAAGAGAGAATCACTTTAATGAATGGCTCAGTCAATTTCAAGCACAAGAAATGACAACAATCCCTGATGAAGTCATAGAGCAGTTACGAGCAGAACTAAAGAAGATGAAAATCAAAAACATGGAAGACATCACACATGCAAAGATTAGAGGGCTTCTCAAAAAGTTGAAGTGGAATAAATTTTACGAACACGTCCCTTACATTACAAATATGCTGAATGGAATCAAACCTCCAAACATGCCACAAGAACTTGAAGAACGACTTCGAATCATGTTCAAGGACATTCAAAAACCTTTTGATGATAATTGTCCCAAAGATCGAAAAAACTTTTTAAGTTACTCGTACGTTCTTTATAAATTTTGCGAACTTTTGGGTGAAGATGAATACCTTCAATACTTTCCATTGTTAAAATCGAAGGAGAAACTTTACACACAAGATCAAATATGGAGACTCATATGTAAAGACTTAAGATGGGAATTCATACCTACTGTTTAATTAAAGACATGACAGTTATTGTATTTAATGGACAAATATAATCAGTTCTGTATAGATGAAGCAAAGTACCACCTACAAAGAGCCAATGAATTACTGACTGAAGGTCTACAAGATCCCAAAAAATACTATGACGAAGCACAAATTTTTTATAAGATGATGGCTAGGTTGTTTCCGTTTTTTGTTCTTCTTCAAGGACAATACATTGAACCTCAACCTGTCGATTCGGAAACGGAGGATAGTTTATCAGATACGCAATCTTCAATCCAGTCAGATGAAGATAGTTACGAGCCTGCAACTCCGCTTGATCATTCAGAGTCTTAATCGTTTTGAACTCGAGAACAACTGTGTTATTTATGATGATGTCAGCTCTGAGATTTCCTATGACATGTCCATCAAATGGTATAGGGACTATTCTTTCAGATTCATATTGTATGCCGTATTGTCTTAATAAAACTTCCATTGCATTATGATATACTCTCTCACTGTACCCAGCTCCCAGTTGAGAATATATCTTTTTGGCGAGAGCCTCGACATCAACCATGTGTTACACATGTGGCTATCCTCTAAATATTGTATGCATTACCTCCATGTTTCGATTCGTCGAGACCCACAAGTTCTTCCTCTTCTTCAACCCGAAGAAGACCAAACTTCTTGAAGGTACCAAAGAAAGCACCAAGCATACCCATGGTCCAAGCAGCAATGGTCATGATACCAATGAGTTGAGCCGCGAGAAGCTTGCCTCCACCGCCGTAGAAGACACCAGCTTCGTCAATACCAAAGACATCTTGGACATATTGTCTCTTAGCCATGAAACCGACCCAAAGGACGCCGAGAGCACCACAGAAACCGTGCATCGGGGCAGCTTCGAGAGGGTCATCAATCTTCAACTTGAGGAGAAGAGCACCCGAGTACTTAATACAGATAGCACCGAGCATGCCACAGATGATAGCCGCCCATGGTTCAGTGGTGGAGCATCCCGCAGTAATAGCCACGAGACCTGCCAAAGCACCGTTACAGACAGCAATGAGATCCCAAATCTTGTCAGACTTGTAGTTGAGAGCCATGGCAGTGAGACCACCGGAGGCTGCGGAGAGAGTTGTAGTCACAGCTGTACGGGCAATGACCTTAGCGTTGTCTTCACCCATCAAAGCCAACTGAGAACCGGGGTTGAAACCGTACCAGCCAACCCAAAGAATGAATGTACCGAGAACAACAAGAGGAGCAGAGTGACCAGGCATCGGATTAACTCGTCCATCTTCGGCGAAACGACCTCTACGCGGTCCAACCATATAGGCCCCCATAAGACCAGCGAGACCGCCGACCATGTGGACAATACCCGAACCAGCAAAGTCCAACATACCGACACCAAAGAGCTTAGAACCGTTTTCACGCCATGGACCAAGCCAACCTTCAGTGGACCAACCCCAATGTACAACACAAGGATAGACGAATGCCGTCAGAAAGAATGAATAACCCAGATAGGCGATGAACTTTGTGCGTTCAGCGACAGATCCAGAAACAATAGTAGCCGCAGCGGCCGAGAAGGCCCACTGGAATAAATAGAATGCGACGTCACCTGGCGAAGAAATGTTCTTCATTGCAAAATTACCAGAGCCGATGAAAGAATTGGGTTTGTGACCATCGGTCTTGCCAAAGGCAAAACCATAGCCGAAAAGGAACCACGCAATGGCACCAACACACGCGTCGAGTACGTTTTTGATAAGAATGTTTTTAGTGTTTTTTGTTCGTACCGACCCAGCACACAACATAGCAAAGCCAGCTTGCATCAAAAAGACAAGGTAGGCAGAGTTGAGGAGGAATTGTGAGTTGGAAGCGACTTCATGTCCTTGCACTTGAGCAGAGAGCGTTTGAAGATCCATCGTGGTTTTCTAAGTTCCCCTCGTTTCTTTTCCTTATCTACATTAAATGTGGACCTCTTGGTGGCCCTTAAAGTTTGTGAGAATATCGTCTTCCAGAAGTTTGAGTTACCTATGGGGTGAATAACTATTCTATTGATAGCTTGTATGGCACAACGCAGTTATACCTTTTGTGAATCTTTCCTATCTCGGTGTTTACATACCCAGCCAACTTTATAAGTAAATCTCTAATTTCGTGGTATTTTTTACGATCCAAAACAAATTGTCTCAATAAATCACCGGCTGTATCCACAAACATCTGAAACAAATTTCGAATGTCTCGATGTTTTTCACGTTGTTTATCACGTCTCTGAAGTTCTCGCTTAAATATGTCTTCAGTCATATCGTTCAACATGTACACGATTCTTAACCATCTGTTATCTGTATCATGGATTTCGTCGTACCTAAAATGTATGTCTCTATTGTATTGACTTATGACACGTCGAACACTTGTCATAAATTTATTGAGATGAAGTTCACCAAAGTCTGGTACACCACCACACGGAATGTCTCCGTGCTCACGACTCAATGAAAATTTATTTTTGAATTCGATGTAATGTGGATTATGAATTCTTCCAACTTCAATTTTACCCGATCGCCAATCAAAAGCTGTGTGACAATCTGGACACCACATCTGTGAACATCCATCTATCTTATAAATCATGGTTCCACATTTGGGACATGACTTTGTATCTTTCTTCAAAAGTTTCATAGTCTTGACAGCATCCGGATCACATACATGACCTTCTTCTATATTTTCATTACAGTGTTCACAAAAATTATTTTTACAAAGACCACAAAACCAATCTTCATTCAAAAATCCTTTACAATCTTCGAGTGGGCACTTTCGCACGAGTACATTACTACTTTCTCCGTAGACTACTCCACCATTTCGAAGTCTATTTAAATCTTCAAAGGTTTGTGTCATTTCAGCATTTAGATCTCGAAGTTCTCTCATACCTTTTCGATCTTCAATTGATATACCTTCGTGTGAATATCTATTATGCAACTTGATGAGACGTTCTCTTTGCTTGGTCAGTATAAAATTTAATTCACGCATGGCTAATATGCGTTCAACTTCTGGTTGTGTTTCAGGCATACGTATCTTTTCGCGTTCAAACAAGACATTCTCACGGTGTATTCTTAAATCGGTGTTCCTAAATTTCTTGGTGCAAAAGCTATCTATAAATTCACGGTTCCATATATTTTTACAACCCATACAATGTGGGTCTTCGGGTGTAGATACTAAATATGTTTGACAACATGTACGACAACTTAGCAAATCACAAAAAGGGCACTCAACTTTTTTGTGAGTTGTTTTATTGAAAGTTTCGCAGCATACCCCACAACTTTCCATTACCTTACTTTAAGTACTTTTCTTTAACCCAGTCACGATCCCTTTTAAATATTTTACTCAATTTGGGATCAGTTCTCTTAAAGAGAATCATCAAGACATTCAAACGTCTGAACAACCCGAGTGCTGGTTCGCCCGCTCGAATGACTCGGGCTAAAGCTCGATGTCTTGCGAGCTCTGTTTTTTCACGCACATTTTCATATCCATGAGCACTCATGATACCGCTGTTACTAATTGGAATTCTCACCTTCATTCTATTTGTAACATAGAAAATTTACGCGTTCATCTTCTTGATCTTCTTGTTGTATTCCTTGGTGCCCGCCTTCGGTTGGAGCTTGAAACCATTGGCCTTCGGCTTGAACACATTGACCATCGCCTTCTTACCTTCACGCTTCATACGTTCCAAAGCGGCACAAGACGCAGCCTTGCTTCTGATACGACCGTCCTGAGATTGCATGAGGTCCTTCTTCTTGAGACCACCAGAGGTCCTGTTAGCAGTTCCATGGAAAACTTCAGCTCGGCTTCCGATATCCTTCATCATTTTTACATTATGCTCGGAAAATTTTCTTAATGTCCAAGATTGACATGGTACTTTTTCTTTCTTTGACTGGTATCTGATCTTCAAGTCTTTTATCATTCAAAACTTCCGCACACACGACAGATTTGTGACCTTGAAGTGCAACCATTTCTTCTTCGACTGTGTCTTTGTAAATAAATTTTTTGACGTAGACTGGTTTGGTCTGTCCACTTCGATGACTTCGACCAACTGCCTGAAGTTCTGTTGCAGGATTCCAAGATGGAGATGTAATATACACACGGGTTGCTTCTTGAAGATTGAGACCCTGGCCACCAGACTTTATCTGAATGATGAATACAGCATTATCGGATGCCTTTCTAAATTCTTTGATTTGTTGATCTCTCAAATCTTTGGATACCGAACCGTCAATTCTAAAAACTGGACAATCAAGTTGACTTTGTATGTAATTCATTTCGGATATGAATTGACAAAATACGAGTGACTTTTCATTGGGATGAGAACGAATCATACCCAATAAAGTTTCCATCTTCTTGGATGGAGCAACCCACTCTTCGGGTTCTTCGTATACACCATCATAGTACATCTGTGGCCAGATGCAACATTGTCTCGCTCGAAGAAGACATTCCAAAAGTTGCATATTTTTTGCATTCAAATTGACTGAAGTTTTGAAAATTTCTTTGATGGTGTCTTGTGCATCTTTGAAAACAAAATCATAAAGTTGTCTTTCTTCTTTGTACATGTCCAACTCAACATTGTCAAAATAACACGAAGGTAAAGCTCGATCTTCTTTGGTCCTTCGAAGAATGTAGATATCTTTGACTTTGTTGGTCATACCTTGAACCAGGGCTTTCGAGATACCGATGAACTGACAAAGTGAAACAAAATCACTGATCGAATTAAAGACTGGTGTACCCGTGACAACCCATCGAATGTCAGCTTTGATAGAACAGACCGTTCGAAATATTTTTGAACTTCGGTTTCTAATTTCATGAGCTTCATCGAGAATAATTCTATCCCACTTGATTGGTTCGACTTTACCAACCATTGAATATGGAACGATGATTACATCGGCATTAACATCTCGATCCCATTCTTTGCACGACAATGAAGGTGCAAACTTTCGAACTTCGTTGACCCATTGTGATACGATTGACTTTGGTACAACGACGAGTGTTCGCTTCTTTTTATTTCCCAATATAGTCGCGATAAGTTGAACCGTTTTTCCGAGACCCATTTCATCACATAGAAATCCACCTTTGGGTCTACCTTCATTGTTTTCCATTGTGAGCATCCATAGAACACCTTCTTGCTGATAGGGAGCATAAAGCCTAGCAGCAAGAAGTGATTTAGCTTGGTTGTATTGTTGTTCAATCATAATGTGAAGACGTTCCAAGTCTTCATTCACTTAGGTGTTCATCACCCGACATTTCCGTGATTTCACATGGAGTAGGTTCCTCGTGCTTCTTTTTACGAGTTCGCTTTGGTTTGGGTTCCGGTTCTTCGATACCATGTTCGCGATGATACAGGACCTTGTCCCAAAATTCACGCATGACCGGAAGATAGGTCTTCCACCATTCACGATCTCTTTTCACATTGACAACAACAAACTCTTCCGGTCTTGGCCAATTAAATTCAGCTGGTTTATATTGGATGAAATCAGCCTCTTCTAGGTCTAAAATCTCCATACATAATTGAAGCTGTGGCATATAGTGTTCGGGAACTTCGGGTAAAATTTTACGAGACATCGGACACTTAATTTCAATCAACTTCCCAGATTCTGAAACGCCATCGGGGCTACCACCGAGCCAGTTATGTTCGGGGTGTGGTACGAGACCGATTTCGTGGACAACTTCTCCATGTCTTTCTTCGTAGAGAATCCGAGCTTCGTCTTCGTACTTCTCACCATGGCGGGTGGCTTCGTTACCAGTAAACTTCTCCCCCTTGCCACATTTTTTCAAAAGGAGATCGAACGGTGTCTGGTACTTATTTTTACCGATAGCCGTCGCGGCATCCGAAGCAGTCAGCATGTTTCCTCGGAGAGCCAACCATTCTTCGGACTTTTGTGCCGCGTATTCCCTTTCAATGAGTGCCTTGACGTTGGGATGCATGTTACTTATCTATGTGGTTTGTTTTTTAACCTCATTGCAGCTGGATAAAAGTAAGACTTCGCGGCGTATTGCTCAGCTTGCTTTTTACTTTTGGCTGCTCCCCGACCCAAAAATACATTGTCGACAAATACATCTATGACGAAAACACCATTTTCATGTGTAGTGACTCTGTAGTCGGGAAGTGGTAAGTTGTTGGTTTGACAGTAACGCATTAAATGATCTTTGTAGTTGTCATCAACCATGATAGATCGCATGTCAATCATTTGAGGATCTTCATAAATTCTAAGAATGAACTGTTTTGCATGTGCCAGTCCGAGATCCAAATATATGGCACCAACTAACGCTTCGAAGACATCTTCTAAAATTTTTGGGTTGCTATTCCACCCATTACGCATACCCTTTTCATCCATCAAAACAAGATTGTGTAGTCCAAGTTTGTAAGCAATGGCTGCAAGAGTTTCACTTCTCACCAACTTTGTTCGAGCTTTTGTTAAGAACCCTTCTTGTTTTTCTTCGTACTTGTCAAACAAAAACTTTGTAATGACAAAACCTAAAACTGAATCACCCATGAACTCAAGTGTTTCAAAAGAATCTGTAAGTTCATCATGTTCCTTGATGGCAGATTTGTGAGTAAAAGCTTTCTGGTACAAAGTTAAGTTTTTAATCTTTGTACCAACAAGGTCTTCAATTTGGAATTGTTGGATGTTCATGTTTTGTTTATTATGTGTTGGTGTCTAGGCTTTATCTTCCTTGATGTAGTGCGGGCTCAAGAACTTTTGGAGGTTAAGGTACGTGACTTGGACATCGCCCGGCTGAAGGAGATCGCGGAGCTTATCATCCATGACAAGGACGCGACCGTTATCAGGATGCTTGAGACCCTTTTCAGTGATGTACTTGTTGATAGCCTTGGTGACTTCACTTCGGGACACGAGTTCGTTCTTCTTAAGACCGAGAAAATCACGAAGCTTGTCGCTGACCTTTTGCTTGCGGTTGAAGCCGTTGTTTTCAGCACGCTTCTTCGCCTTTTCGCCGTTCGGATCGTCTTGCTTAGACTTAATCTTACGGACAATCTTGGTCAAAGACTTGATTTCAGAGCGGATGGCAGCGAGTTCAGTTTGAATGTTTTCAAGAGACATCTTATGTTTAGTTTAGGTTTGATATCTTTAAGCGTCTAAAATAATGTTATAGTGCTCATAAATACAAGAACAGCTACAATAATACCAATCCACATAAGTACACGACGATTATCAATTTCTAAACTTGTAATTTTATCAATGACACCGTACGGCGGTTTAGCCAGCACACCAGAACATTGTCCTGGACAGCCACCTTTGCAGCAGCTCGCTTCACACAAGAAGTATCTGTCACCGCGTTTATGAGCACACACTTGATTAAACTTTGGGTCACCCTTGCCTATCAGGGCGTAACATCTACATTTTTCCGTGGTCATGCAGGTGTCTCTGTTGCAGTCCATTTTTTATATGTGTAGATTATAATATGGATCCGTACATCTACACTGATGTTACGATAAACAAGTTCGTGAAGAAGAATTTTTTCTTCAACGATCCCGTATTAGAAAGGTATTATGAAAATGGAGACATAAAATCTTTTCGGTCCAGAGTTTCTAGAGTCTACAAAAATGAAACATTCGAAAAGATGTTGTATGCTTTCGTCACAGACATGACACGTGATATTATTCTGAAAACTGTGAGTGAACTGACAATTTTCATGGAACCCATGGGAGATGTCATTGTCTCGGGAGGTGAAGCTTTCAATTACTATGTGAACAAAGAAGATAGAATAGTCACGAGCGATATTGACACAAAATTTGTTCCTCGGATGCGTTATGACACAAAGTATTTTGGAAAACTTCAAGCAACCAAGTTGATGTTATGGAATAAACTTGGTGAAATATGTGTGAAGATTGACAAGGAAGTGAAAAAAAGACTCACGACCGATTTGAAACTTGCAACATTCCTCGGATTCAAACCTGTAAACAACGGTCCAGTTGTCACTCGAAGATATACTTTGATCAAAAAGAAAAAGATGGCTTCGAATTCAAAAGTGTCTAAAGGTGACGTTCTCATCGATGTTGAATTGTTTGCTCTCGACTTGAACATACGAGCATACTCCATCGAAAAGGGTGCCATTGAAGAACGTGTACTCGGTGGGTTCTTGGATATTCCATTTATGCGTCCAGGTGAGTTTGGATACGAGATCATAGATACTAGACGTAGAGGATTCACATACATGAACCGTCACACAAACAAGTTGGTGTCTGATAAAAATATTTACATCGCCGGTAAAAAGTTTTTGATTGATGATATCTACTTGATGCAACGTCTTGGTCTTAGACCTGAGAAGATTCAAAAGGATAAACAACGATTGTTTAGACTCACGAAAATGTTAACAAATACGAATCAAGTTACTCAGACGGATAATATTGAAAAGATTTTCAAAGTCGCCCAGAAAATCAACTTCACACCCATGAGAAAAGATCTTTCAAAGACTCGTATAAGTATGTTGTCAGCTTCAAAGATTAATCCTAAAAAGTACGAAAAGTACACAACAAAACCCTCACTGGAAACGTTGTCTAAGAAGTTTTTGTATGGTCTCAAAACTTCTACAAACAACATGACTGTACCAGGATACTCCAATACAAATGGAAATATGCGATTCAATCTTGATAACATGAAATGGGTAAAGGATCAAACAAAGCGTTACATAGGCAATGAGTACAATCTCAGGCCCAACCAACCAAGAAACGTAACTGAATCTGTACTTGAAAATCCACCATTGTATGGATACAACCCGGTCCGTGACAAATGGGTACCCAAAATCATATTGAAACACTCAGCTCAGATACCGTTCATTGGTTTAAAGAAATAGACTGATGGTCATATATAAACAATGTTCTACTCCAAACCTACCAAGAACGACGAAGGTCTCTATATCGTCAAGGCTTACACCGATGACAAAAAGAAATATTTTGTTCCTTTGGAAGGTACTGTGAAGGCTGATTCCGGCGAACTTACGTTTACTCTCGAAGACGAGTCGAAGTTCCAGGAGGTTGATACCCTTAACATTGAAGCCGCCAAGGAAAATTCCGAAGAATGGTTTGGTAAGAAGATGGCCGATGCTACTCTTGAACGTGCTTACACCACGTCTGTTTTGTGCTCTCAGGTCACAGCAGACATCATCTCGGCTACCAAGGCTTTCAACTATGACAAGCACCCGGTCGAACTTGCCACTATCGAAGATGAAACCAAGGTCAAGGCACTTCTCGAATTCGCTGGTCTTTGGTTTGCCAAGAAGGCATATGGTCCGATTTGGAATGTTGTCCAGGTCAGAGACATGACCGAACCGGAGCCCGAGCCCGAGCCCGAGCCCGAGGTTCAACCAGAGCCGGAAGTTCAAGATGAATACCCAGACGAATATGTTGACCATTAAAAAAAATTTGTAGACTGTATATAAAAGATGAAGAAGGGTCTCGCCATGAGAAATGTTGTCATGTTGGCTGCGATCGCGATTGTTGTGTACCTTTTGGTCAACATGAACAATGGTACCTCTACTTACCGTATCCAAGAACGTGAGTATGCCACGGTTGAATCTCAACCGGAAGAACTTGTCATGAAGAACGGCACCGGTTTGGCGTCTTCTTTGTTGCCCCGTGAAGTTGCGTCCCAGGACGACTTCGGTGAATTTGCCCCGGAAGACATCCTCAAGGGACAAAACTTCCTCGAACCGAGACAACAAATTGGCATGCCGGAAACGGTCGGTGGTGCTCTCCGCAACGCCAACCAACAAATCCGCTCGGAACCGCCGGTCTCCAAGGATGTGTACGTCTGGAACAACTCTACCATTACTCCGGATTTGATGCAACGCGGACTTTGTGCTTAAAGATTAACGTATAATAATTACAAATGACTGAAGTCAGTAACGAACTCTCTGAAAATGTCTCCAAATTGGTTGAACTTACCAAACAGCTCAAAGAAGCTAAATCTGATATTAAGGTGTTGAACCAAGCTGAAAAACAACTCAAGGAAAACATTAAGAAATGCATGGTCGATCAAGGTATTGATACCATCAACTTGAGAAAGGGGAAAATTTCGTTACGAAGAACAAATAGAAAATCTAGTATGACCAAGGATGCCGTGAAAGATGGTCTCGGTATATTTTTTGGTGGCAATGAAGCACAAGTCGAGGGTGCTATGAATGCTATCCAGGACAATCTTAAGATTAAGGAATCGGTTTCCATTTCTATAACAGGTATAAAGGGTAAGGAAGAGTAAGTAGTAAGTAACACAATCATGGTTTGGAGTCAATATGTTTACGAAGCGAACGAGGGTTTTGACACCGACCCAAGTGATGATGAAGAACTTGAAGACGACATTCATCTTAGTGTTGAAGATTGGCAAATTAAATACTCAGATGAACTTTGGTATTTGTGGGATGTTATACAACAACTCCTACGCGATGGATTTTTAGAACATGAACTCATGTCCGATTGTACATTTTCAGACTTTGCAGAGTTTTGTTATAATGATCACATCGACGATTGTGACTTTGTATGGATACCGTATGAATCACAACTTTCGTATATTTGGAGACATATCCAAGAATTTTTGGTTGATGCAGATCTACATAATGAATTTATGTATGGCGCCACTTTTGATCATTGGGTTAAATTCGCTTTTGAACACTCCAGGTAAAAATAATCTAACTATATAACAAATGTTGCCCGATATTACGTCTCAGAAAGTTGCCATCCCAGCCGCCCTTTTTTTGGCTCTCAGCCCCGGCGTCTTGCTCACCACGTCGGGCAGAAACATCCGTCTCATGAACGGAAAGACCAGCCAAAGTGCCGTCATGTTCCACGCTCTCGTGTTCTTCCTCGTGTACTCGATCATCGCCCGTGCGTTGGGTCTCGTGCTCACGAAGACCGATTTGTTGGTGACGACTACCTTGTTTTTGGCTCTCAGCCCGGGTATTTTGTTGACCATCCCGCAAGGAAGCAACGGTCTCTTTATGTCTGGCCAAACCAGTGTGCCGGCGGCGTTGACCCATACAGTCGTTTTCGCCGTGGTGTTTGCGTTGCTTCGCAAGCAATTTCCTACTTTCTATTAAGTAGGAGAATGAAGTACCTTGTTCTTGGTCCAGCTTCCATGGGTATCTACGCAATGATAGGTGCTCTAAAGTCAATGGAAGACAAAATGGATCAAGTCAAGGAGATATCTGGGTCTTCAGCTGGTTCCATTCTAGCACTGTTTTGGGCTGTTGGAATTTCGATTGATGACATCATAGATGCATCACTTTCTATAGATATCTCCAATTTTGTTAAATTAAACATTGGATCCTTCTTTAACAAATTTGGTTTTGTTGAGATTGATCCGATACGCGAAAAATTGGTTGAAATATGTGGTTGTGATCCAACCTTTGGAGAACTTTCGAAAAAGATATACATATCTTCATTTTGTCTTAACACTTCGAGGACTGAATATTTTTCGAAAGATACACATCCAGACATGAAAGTGATTGATGCGGTATGTATGAGTATAGCGATACCTCTTATATTTGCCTCATCGGAATATGATGGTCGAACATACGTTGATGGTGGAACAGCTGAAGAATACCCCATGGCTCCATTTCTAGACAAAAAGCCACACGAAGTTACATGTATTAGGATAAAAATGGATGAAATATATCAAGAACATTTGAATACACCTAAAGATTTTCTAGAAGCACTCATAAGATCTTCGATTAAAAATAGACTAAAATACACTGAAAATTGTAATATGATAAAAATAGATATAGGCGACGTCAACGTGTTTGACTTTAATATGAGTTATGAAGATAAATTACGACTTATGAATATGGGAAAAATAATGTAACCCAATATTAATATGGAGACAGTTTGTGACCCTTCCATTAATATTGGCAATCTCAGGCAGTTTGTCAAGACAAACATGGGCATAGATATCAAACTTTCCAGGGAAGAACTGTGTGAAGCTTACGCATCCATACAGAATGGGCAGTTACCTTTGCCACCCTTGGTCATGACCAAAGATAGAACACATTTGTTGGATAAAAGGTCGCCACTTTCACAGAAAGATTACAATCTGTTGTTTTCCACAACAACACTTTTGAAAGATCTTCGAAGAATTGCCCGTAAAATTGGAATCGAAAAATTAGATTCGTACACGAAAAGTCAACTCAGAGATCTCATTGGTGGACGAATGAAGACAATGGGTATTCGCGAACCCATTCGTTTTGCAAGGACTGTGACAAAGCGTCAACCGGTGGCGAACATGAACATGAACATGAACAACCAACGACAAAATGTGAATGTGAACATGAACAACCAACC